CAACTTTTTTATTTTTATTTAAATCTTTCTCTATTTCAAAAAATGCTCTTCTTATTTCAAATGGTGTAAATGAATTTACTGCCAAAAAATTTGATAATGATCCAGACTTTGTTAATGTATTTTCAAAATAATTATTTTTTGATACTTTTGAAATATGTAAATCAAAAATATTTCCAAGTCCTGACATTAAAAATTCATCAAAATTATAAACAGAAACTTCTTTTTTAGCAGTTCTACTGAGCGATCCCATTTTTATTATTGATGATGCTAATTCATTATTTTTATCATGATTAAATATATCAAAATTTTCAAAAGATATTTTCTTAGAAAAAGATGCTGTCTTTACATATAAATTTTTTGAATTAGAAAAATTTATATAATTTTTTTCAAAATTAGAATATTCTTTTTCACTTGGATTTACTGAAAGTACCTTATCTCCACATGAAAGACCAAGCATAGAAGATGCACCACCAGCAATTTCAAGAACCATTGATATATCAGATGATCCAAATACACCCAATGTTCCAGGTTGAATATCGCTTGCAATCTTTTTTATTTTTCCATTAGAGCCAATAAAAATTATATCAATTGGAAATGATACTGAGCCCATGTGATATGTAACATCTTGTGGTTTTGAATATGGGAATAGTAATCCCGATCCATATTTTAAACTTCTGTATGGCTGTAATCCTGCAATCTTTTCATCCACTGTTTCTGCAATATCACATAAAAATGAGGCCTTTTCATCTCCGCTCTCTGTTGATATTTTTACACTAGCTATTTTTTTCAAATCATTCTTTTTTATAAAGAATATTCCATCCTCAATAAAAGAGCTTGATTTTGAAAATCCAAGATCAATAATTTGTTTAAGACTAGAATTTTCTATACCTGATATAAATCCAACAGCAGATGGCCTTGATGATCCTAGTGCATTTGCTATACAATAATTAATATCTTCTTTTTTTATATTTGAAAAATCAAAATAAAAAAGATCAAATTTTTTGTCAATAGGTGAGAATCTAAGATCTTTGTGTAGTGCGGCAGTTTTTTCTGAAGAGTATTTTGAGATTAAATTTGAATTTAAATCAACATTATATGTTGCAATAGATGACCAATCACCAGATGCTACAAGTGATTTAAATATTTTTAATGATGCTTCTTTTGGGCCGGGAGTAGTTATATCCTCACTCATTTCTCCATCAGTAGTTATATCCTCACTCATTTCTCCATCAACGGGGCTTATCTTGCCCTCGGTGTATCCAAATGGCTCTGCTACAGGCTCACCATCAAGAGTATTGACAAATGTTGTGTTAAAACTTTGATAAGTTTTTTCTGGATAATTTCTATCAAAAGTTGCAGAATCAAAAGAATTTTTTCCTTCTTTTTCCTCTCTACTCATTAATGTATTGGATGCTTTTTTTTTCATATTTTTCTCTTATAATGATTTTACTAGCTCATCAATTACCATTTTTATAAAATTGCCATCTTTTCCATTTAGTATGTTTTTTACAAGGGCAATACTAGTACCTATTGATGCTCCAGCTGGTGTCTTTTTTACAGTCATTTCGTGTGGATTTAATCTTAATATTCTATTTTTTAAGTTTATCCTTGCTTTATTTTGAGACTCAACGGACATTTTACTTATAATAACTCTTATTATTTTTGAAATTTCTTCTGCAACATATTTTGGGTCACTAGTTCTATCTTGTGCAGTTTTGTTCATTATTTCACCATTAATAATTCTGAATTAAATGCTGCTTTTTTTGCAGATTCTTTATCTACTCCAGAATTAATACCAGAATTAACCTTAAGAGAATATCTTGTTGACATTTCTCCTATTTTTTTAAAAGAATTTGGAATATTTGAATTATAAATTTTGTAAATAAAATCTATATATCTTTCTTCTTGAGATGGTTCTTCTTTTATTACCTGAGCAAATTTTGTAATTAAAAAGTCAAAAAAATCTGCTTCGACCTCCATGCCGCTTGAATCAGCATCATCTGCAGTTTCAACCAATCCCTTTAGCAAAGAGACTGGATCAGATATTTCTTCATCTGGAAGATCATGTGTTTGAGGCTCTCCAGGAAAATGAAAGCCACTCCTGCCACCAGATTCTGTCGATGAATCTGCTCTTCCAACGGTTGGAAGCTCATCTGTTGGAGGTGGTTCTTTTGGCTTTACATTATTATTTTTATAGGATATTTTTTTCATTAATCTTCCTTTTTTGTTTTGCCAAAGCTACCAGACATTATTCGATCAGACAAAGAAGATCCTTTATACCTTGTTGGTTTAAATTTTTTACCACTCTTTGTTTTTAAATGGCCCATTCCGGCAACAAGATCCGATGGAGTAAATATTACTTTTTCTCCATCGGGTCCTTTTGTTTCATAAAGTGGTGTAGTTGTAGAACCACCATTTGATGCTTTTTTATTATTCATAAAAAATGAATAAAATATTAGCAGTTTTATCTAACTAAGCTGGTGCGCCTTCTGGTGGACCGCCCGCTGGTGGTGCGCTCAATCCCGGTAATCCGCCCATATCGCCGCCTCCAGCCTCGCCTCCTGCTCCACCCCCTGCCGCTGGCGCAACCTCTTCTGGTGGCTCTGGGATGGCCTTTTCTGGGTCTAGGGATAGAAGTTCGGAAAGTCTCATATTGCCAAGTATTGCCTTTTCTTTATTTACAATTGCTTCTTGAATTGATTCTTCACGAAGTCTCTTCTGCTCTTCTTCATATGATAGGCCAAGACTTCTGCAGAGTGTCTGAATTGAAATTTGTTTATTTCCAACATAAGTATTTATTGCGTTAATATAATCAGATAGATCATATAGGTTCATATGATTGAAGTCAATTACAGGAACCTGAAGTCTTTTCTCTCCATCTACATATTCAAAGAAGTCTTGAAGTTCACAAATTGGAGCAAATATTTTTCTCTCCAGCCACTTCTTCATCATATTTCTAAATATATCATATCTCTGTCTAAGAACTTCTAAACCAACAGAGGAAGATGCATAGGTTGCGCCTTCAGAATCAAATAGAGCTTTTGGAGCCATAAGACCATTGTAAAGATTGTTCATAATAAACTCAAGGTCTGATTGAACTTCAAGTGTAGATCCAGAGAATCCAACACGAGTGATATCAACACCATTATGTGTTACAATCTTAAAGTCCTTGTCATACTGAGCCTCTTCAAGAACCTGTCTAAATGCCTCAAGATCTGCTTGAGTTGGCTTATACTCTTCTCCGCCAAGCTTTACAAGTGTAAGTGGATTGATCATGCCATCTGCCTGAGCAAATTTTGCCTCACGAATCTTATCAAGAAGCATTAGATCTTTATAGACAGACACTACAATTGAAGTACCTCTTATATCATATGGTGCAGAGAGAAGCTTTAGATGAGATACGTTAAAATTATCAAGAGGTATATTTTGTCCTCTTCTAACGTAATCAACGATATGTGGAGGCAGTCTTGACTTCATTGCAAGATCGCCAGGATCTGTTGAGTTTACAAGTCGCTGTAGAGTTGCGTCTGGCCTCAATGATACAATTGTTTGATCTCCTATTACAGATCTTTTTACATGTACATAATCTGGATTTAAAATTGTTATTCTCTTCCAGGTTCCAGATGACTGATCTAATTCCGCATATGGAAATGCCTCGCCAAGCTTCCAATACTCTAGTGCAACTCCATAGACTATAGAATAAAGATCTATTTTTTCTGCCCACTCAAGAAAAAATTGCTGAACTTTTTTATTTTTACATGCAATATTTATTTTGCTAATTGGATAAGAAGAGTGTAAGTTTATTGAATTTCTTACAATTGGATTGGTATCGTAATAAATACGATTCCAAGCATTCATTGTGACTCTATCTCTTGGTAGATTTAAATTCGCAAGAAGAAAGAGTGGAGAGAATACTTCTGGTGCCATTCTATCAACAGTATTTGTTGTTGTTAGTGGACCCATTGGAGATGCAATCGAAGAACTCTTTTTAAACCCAGGACTATGAGCAACTACTGCAGACATTTTTGAAATTTCTTTTGCATCCTGCTGTCTTGTTACAGCATTTGTTATTTCTGCTCTTCTTACTTCAGAAACCTGGGAAGCTGCAAATTTACTAATTTCTGTTGGTGGTCTATCAGTTCTTCTCATTTTAAATCCTTCTTGCTACATGTGCCAAAACTGGCCTAAGACTTGGTTGCTCACTACCATTTATACCGGGTTTAATAGAAAATCCCTTAGTAATATCAAATTTATATGCCATATAGGCGTACATCAGAGCCATCAAGCCATCGTTTGGCGATGGACCCTTTACATATGTTTTTACTGGCTGACCACCAATAGTCCTTATTGTTGATTCCATTGATGTGCAGTGGTCTATAAGCCACTCTATATATTCAAAACTTTTCCATGGAAACCTTATCTTTCCTTTTCTAAAAAGATCAAATATTTCTTCAATCATAAGATCTTTATTGTAAGATACAATTAATTCATCTTCTCTAAATTTTAATGGCTTTAGAAGATTTCCGCTTCCTTGTGCGCCAAGAAACCTTGGTCCATAATGGCGCTGAAGATCGTGAACTACGTCCTGACCAAAGAACCAGTCAGATAGTCCTTGTTTTACTCCAAATCTCTTATACATTTCATGAATTGTTTCTTTTTTATAATCAAAATCTTGTTTTCTTAATTTGTGAGCATGTTCAACAAGAAGTGTTCCATCTGGAGCAGATGAAAGAATTACTACACATGAATATGATTGGCCAACATTACTGTCCTCTCCATCATCTTTTCCGCCCCAGTCAACTCCAAGATATACATTCCTTTCTCTTGGACTCAAGCTTTTTGCAAAAGATCTGTCTGCATCTCTACATTTTTCATAAATTTCTGCTCTTGTAATTGGAAGCCCTGCACCAGAAAAAAATTCTCCAATAACCTCATTTTTAAATATTCTTTCTGTTTGAAGCGGATTATTTTCTGGCATCAAATTTAAAATATTTTCCTTTGTAAAATAAGGAATATAGAGCTGATTTATATGAAATCCGACAAGCTTGCACTCTTCTGGGTTTCTTGAGGGAACCCAAGTACCTCTTTCTATTGCCTCTATCTTATGCTGTTCACAAGAACAAAGAGGACATTTTATTGTATATCCAGATACCCAAATATCCATCCATCTTTTATCATCAGGAAGATAAAATGGAAATGTTTGATTACAATTTTTACATCCAAGATGATAATATCTTTGATCTGACATATCCCAAAGTGATGAGAAATAGCTATTCTTTTCTTTTGGTGTTCCAAAATAAACCTGAACACCTTGACCGACCGGACCATATTTTGCCGCAGTCAATGTCTTTGTTGCATTTCCTATTGCAGATGCAAACATATCTTGAACCTCATCAAAGAATATTGCATCAACAGTCATACCACGGATTCTATCGCCATCTTCGCCAATACTATCTACCCAAAGAGTTCCTGTATTAAACTGCTTCATTGTTAAGTTATCTACTGCATTTCCGCTAGTTAACTTATTTTTTGAAATAAATCCACCTTTAGACGTTCTAATAAATCCTTCAAGTTTATCTTGAGAAAACTTTTTTACCTGACCTAATGATGGAAAAGCATGAAGAACTCTTATTGGCGGCTTTGTAAAAAGACCACTATTTGTAAAAAAAAGATCTATTGCTGCAGCCATCATAGTTGCGCCAACCTGACGACCCTTCTTTATAACTACGGGTTTGCCACCTTTTTGTGTTGCCTGTATTCCAATATATCGGTATACATCAACCATGAATTTCCAGCCATTGCCTATTATTTTAAATTCACTTCCATCTATAGTTAAATTATTTTGAATAAAATAAGCAGGATCAAGATCTAAAAAAGAAGTTTTGATTTGCTCAAAAGTTTCTTTTTCTTTTTGTTTTAAATCACTCATAAAATAAATTTTACTTATTTAAAATAAATTTGGCATTCCGTGTCTATAATAATCTGCCATATTCTCAAGAGGATTTGAATTATTATCTATACTTGGCTTTACATAAATAACTTCTATTGAATCTGATTTTGGTGCTTTTTTACTATTTATAAATGAGCTTAATTTTCTTGGTCTTATTCCAATTGATTCAAAATTAAGATCCTTATTATCAACGCACCTTGCCAATATTTCTGGCTCAAGCAGATGAGGCTCTGATTCAATCATATCTGATATATATTTTAAGACTGTTTTTAGAGCAAGAACACGCTCTTTATCAGCATTTTTTTTGCAGATGCAGTTTTCTTTTGGCGCACCACATTTACATTTTTTTGATGACTTTGCTTTTTCTTTTGAAGAACTTTCTTTTTTTAAATCTGAAACAGAAGAGAATCCAACACGAGATTTTATGTCTGCCATTTTTTCTTCTATTGTTGCAAACTTTTCTGTGCTAGCAGTTGCAATCGGTGGTGCTGGTGGATTATTTCTTGCCATTTTTGAAAAGAATTCATCAAGCCAACCTACGGTTGTATTGTATTTTTCTGTTTCATTTGTTCTTTTTATTTCAGACATAATTAATTCCTATGCAAAATAGTTCTTTATGAACTCAATTCCGTGTCCTTTTG